CTCTGCAATTAAATGGAGAGAGAAGCTCAATACTAAGGCACTTGCTCTTAAGTTGGGGGATGAGGTGTTGAACACTCCTCAGAGAATTCAAGAAGATTGTTACTCTTACCCTGACCTAGTGTTACAGTTAGGATTCGGCTGGGCAAAAGCGGCGGTATACATAATAGCGTTTAGCATATCCCTACTTATATCGTTTAGCTGGAGCTATCTAATCATTCTAGTGGTTTATGGTGCAGTGGCTACATTGATAAGTGGGTGGGTGGCTAAGCCTCTTATTAAGATGAACTACGCAACCCAGCAGGCAGAGGCCTCATATAGATCAGAGTTGTCGCCTTCCAATTTTGATCATTGTATTAAAGTGCTGTTTGGGATGGCTAGAAAGCAGAAACACCTTAGCTACACTCAAGCGTTCTTGAGTCAGGTGGGGGTTGTTGTACCATTCATTATCATAGCTCCTGTGTATTTCACTACAGCGATGCCTATTGGACTACTGATGAGGTTCAACTCAACTGCATCAACTGTATTGGACAACCTTAGCTATGGTATGAGTAGTTTTGGAATGTTAAATAAGCTGTTAGCGTGTAGGAAGAGGTTGAAAGAGATAGACGTAATTTAACTTAAGGAGAGATATGATGATTTCAACTGTAGAAGTGGGTATAGGGGCAGTAGTAGTTATGGTGGTTATAGTACTTATTGCTGCCAAGGCTTTAATATCGCATATTAAAACTAACTGGAGGAAGTAAATGTTGACGATTTTAGTAATAGTGGTAGTAGTGGCTGTATTTGGGTGGTGTGTATGGTCAGATGACTAACCTGTAGTTCCTTAACATATCCGTGTAAGCTCCATAGAAGCCCCTCACGGGGCTTTCTTCTTTAGAGGTAGGATAGTAGAGAGATGGACTTTCCCTTAGCGTAGACAGGCTTATGTGCGGCATTCACTGGAAAGTGAAGTATGGGACTTCCTTTGTACTTCCCTAAAATAAATAAATCAGCTTCTGCGTTCCTTCGATTGTCCAATCCTTTGCTAACCACCTTCTTTCCGCCCACTGTAATTTTATTCCACATTCTAAACCCTGTTCTAATCTGTAACTCACTACCCTTCGCGTTCACATATCGCAGTAGAGAGCTTGCTTTCATGCCTCCCACCCCAACGTTATAGCAGAAGCACACTAGTGCGTCGAATTGAGCTTGGTTCACTTCCACCTTCAAAGCTTCGTTTACGCCTTTTATATATTTCCGTAATCCCTTCACATATATGTCGCACGCTTCTTTAATCGTTATCTCTTTAGTCCACGCCCAAGTGCCAATGTCTGGAATGTCGCTCACAGTGGAGCCTAGTCCAATCGTCTTCACGCCTGCGCTATCGAGATACGGGACTGTAGAAATCGCTTCGTATGCTGCCAACTCAGACAGCCCTGCCTTACTCATGTCTTTTGTCATGTTTGTTTCCCTATGTTAAAGCTCCTGTAAGCTTCAAGGTTGAACGAAGAAGGTGTCTCTTATGCATCACTAAAGGGGTAGGAATATGGACAGCCTTCGGCTTGTATTTATTTTTGCATTTTTAGCTGTTTTCTATTGACACACTCTAAAACCACTGATATAATGCCACTAAGGGTTTCATTTGAACTACAACTAAAGGGAATTAACTATATAGTTACTATGAAGACTACTAAGTAGTAGCATGTTAAACCCTCTTCATATAATATTCCCCGGAAGGACGTGAAACGTCATGTAGGGGAATACGGCAACGGTTTCTTACAAGCCACTGCCGCGTGTTCCTATATATATAACCACTGCCCAGTTAGCTAATAGAATAGGGCTTGTGGGCTATCCCGCGAACAACCTAGGAGAACACAATGGCATTACGACAATACTTATGTGCAGCTTGTCAGCACACGTTTGAGACGCTTGAGCGCTGGAACTCTCCAGCTCCTAAAGAGTGTCCTTCCTGCAACTCCTCCGAAGTGCACAAGATTATGAGTGGTGGTGCATTTGTGTTAAAAGGAGAAGGCTTTTACAAACCTTCCCTCTAATGTCCTTTATTGTATTCCGTATTTTTTCTCAGACATGCGAGCCGCTCCCAAGGAAGTGGCTCTCTCTACACCCGCCCCGAACGTCCTAGCAGCAGGCTTAACTATGTCAGCAGCCATCCCTATCAAATTCAACCATTCCTTTTGCTGAGAAGCTCCTTTAGCCTTCAAAACCTTCATCACTTCGGACTGCCATTTACTACCACTAAGCGTTAGCTCCAGCATTGCCTTGTTATACCTAGAAGTTGTTAATTTGTCTATGACCTCACTAATCACACCTGTAGAGCTTCCATATGCTCTAAAGGTTCCTTCATCATTGTTAGACATCCTCTTAGCTACACGTCCTAGTGTACTCTTATACAACTGCCCACTAACAGCAATGATGTCTTTCACTTGCTCGACATTCCCTCCTGTAGCATCAACATTCTTCAAAAAATCGCTCACCTTCTGAGGAGTTCCAAATAATGTCTTGTGCACTGCGTCGAATGTAGGAGAGCTAGTTCCCGCAGGATTAGGGGCTTTAGCTAATAGCTCTTGGTAGCCTTCCTTAATCTTAATCTGCTGTGTAACTTTCATTGCACTTTCAAATGTACTACTTTGTTTCAACACCCCATCTAGCTCAGCTTTAGCTTCTTTCAAGCTCATCATGACATCCCTAGACAATGGCTTGTCCGCAGCTTTCAACTTAGTCGAAGTAGCTGCTTTCAAGTCGTGATCAATGGAGGCACGCATAGCATGCAGTTGTCCTAAACTATTATCGGGAAGCTCTTTCACCTGTTTACTACTGGCTCCCTTCACTTCTTTCCATTTATTAGCCAGCACTTTGTTGTTAGCTATTATGTCCAACACCCCGCTCTTGCTCGCATCATTTGTAATCTCTCCGGCAGGTGTCACAAACTCCGTGTTCAACTTCTGGAAAGCTTCCTTCTGAATCCCTTTAGCATTCGCGGGAGCCATCGCTTCTACAGTGTCGTTAACGTATTTAGATGTTTTCCCTATACTCACCCTATCGTTCATCACCATTGCACGTTTAGCCTCATCCCCACCACTCAAGGAGAGTTCTCTAGCACGTAGCTGGTCAGCACCCGCAGTGTAGGACGTCTTCGACCCTGCGTCATCTACCGCACCCATTGCCACCTGGCCAGGAGTGAGCGTATCGATGCCGAGGTTCTTTGCTGGAGTTGTAGCAGCAGCCAATGCTTCAGGAGAGTCGTCTACAGCAGTGCCCATCCTGTAAGCCGTATCTTTCAACGCAGCAGCCTTAGGATTCACCACCTTCTGTATAATCCCCGAAGTTTCTCCACCTTTTAACGCGTTGTACCCAGATTTAGCTAATCCGGCAACAGCAGGGATAGCTCCACCAACCAGTCCACCCACTATTCCCTTCTCAACCCTCTCACCTTCTGTATCAGCATAGTCAAGATACCCCAACCCAGCACCTACTCCCGCACCTGCCAACATCTTAGCAGGCAACGATGCAGCTGCGGCAGGAGAAGCCCCCCCGAAAGCGATACCAGTTCCGATGGCACCTAACACTGAACCTGCCATTGCCGACTTAGGACTACGAGCAGCAGCCTCTGCGGCACCTCTTTCTTGCATGTGATTATAAGTGGCAAGAGCGTTACGCGCCCTGTCTGCCCCATCTTTTGCTCCAGGCAGCTTTCCAACACCTTGCAGCACTTTGTCTTGAATTCCTAGTGCCATTCTCTCAAACTGCCTATTGAAAGTCTCTACACCATCCATAAAAGAGTTGCCCGTACTAGGGGAGGGCTGGACGGCAGGGGTAGCAGCAGGCGCAGCCCCTTCTTGAGGAGCCTCATATTTAGCAGCAAACCGGTTAGCAGGAGGCGCAGCCTCCCCTTGAGGGGCAGGCGTAGCCCCCTCAGCAGGAGCGTCATATTTAGCAGCAAATCTGTTTGTCATATAAATGTCCTTTATTATTGAGGAGCCTGTTGAGGCGCTTGCTTGGGTAGTTGGTCTTCTCCAAAGTAGTCAATGAATTCCTGTCTAGCTTGAGGGTCTGACATAGCAGCCTGAATATCTTCTTGGGAAGCTTGTTTGGCTGGCGCTGACATCTTGTCATAGATTTCAGAAGGCTTTGGCACATCTTTCCAATCCACTAGGCCATTGAATCTAGGGGAAGAAGTCATTTTTTCATACGTCTGTTCTCTATCAACCTGCTGCTGTCTAAAATCTTTCATGTACACCTCACTCATAGCCCGCACTTGAGCTATCTCTTCAGGTAGTAATGTAATGTTGTCCCCAGTGAAGAAGCTTTCTATTCGTTTTGAATAGGTTTTATATCCAGCCACCCCGGAAGTTCTGTCCAAGTCATCTTTAGTTAGAGGTCCCTTTTCTGACAATCTAACCACCGCATACTTAAGCTGAGCCATTGCAGTGCCATTGTTTGGGTCTTTAGCTAAGAGTTCTAAATTAAGTGTAATTTTCTTGAAGTTCTCCATGTTCTCCGTAAACGGTTTACTAACGCTAGCCAGTGCTGCGCTCACTTTCATTGTCGCATCCATTTTAGTCTTAGCTTGACTAAGCTCAACTTTAGTTTTATTTAGAGTTATGTCCTGAAACTTTTCACTTTCTGCTTTTATCGCGTTGGTGATGAATTCAACTTTTCCAGCGTCTCCAGCAGTCTTTGCCCTAGAAAGGTCATCATATAGTTTACCAGACTTTGACACAGACTTTTGCGTATTCCCGGTCATTGATGCAAGCTGATTCGCAGGAGTTGCTTGAGAAATTCCTAATAGAAACATAGGCGTAGCTTCTTCTATATTGTCAGGAGCATCAGGCACAACCTTCCTCACCATCGGCAAAATCTGCTGATACATAGCCTCACGGTCTTCGGGAGCAGCTGCCATTAAAGAGCTTCCCATCTTACCCAACACGGCATAACTATCAAACATTGCTTGGCTAACTTCATTCTTTGTCTTAACCTGCATCACTTCGTTTGTCATGATGGAGTTGTCTAATTGTAGCTTAGCTGCGTGGAATTGAACGGCCATGATAGGGTCGCGTGTCTTTAAGAAGTCAATGACGCCAGTGTAGCCGTTCTCTTTAGATGCGTTTTCCATGCCCGCAGTTAATTCTTGTTGCTTAGTGTGCGCAGTGCGTTCCCAATCAAATTTCTCTTGAGCATTCTTGAATGTCGCAACTTCCATGCTACTCTGGGTTTGTCTAATCTTAAGGTCTTCTTTCCTGATGCCCAGGTCTTCTTGTGCAATAGCTAAGTAGTCCGACTTCATGCCCAATTCCACTTTGTCCATTCCAAGTTTCTGGTCAGCTCTTACATTCTCTGCATCTTTAAGTCTGAAATCTTGAGCAGCTTGGTCTCCTTTAACCATACCTCCAAGGTCTGCCCCTAACATGCCCACCCCTGGCACGAAAGTTGGAGCAGTTGGAGTAAGAGGAGCCACCTCAGCTGTAGGTGTTCCAAACGACCGTTGATCTACAGGAGCTCCCCCCTTAGGGAGAGCCTCAGCAGTGATTCCGTATTGTGCCATAATTAAACCCTCATGCCGTATTGGTTAGTTCTTGAACCAGAGTTTCTAGCAGACTGATAAGCTTGGCCGCCTTGTTGGTTTTGAAACACCTGATATTGAAATTGTTGTTGACCTAGCTGTGCGTTCTGCATGCCAGGAGCACTTGCCGTTTGCTGATTGGCAGCTGCGGCATCCCTATCTTTACTACTCTCAAGAACACTGTTAATCATAGAAGTGTTAAACTTAGCGGCATCTGCATACAAGTTTCCTTGTTGATAGAGGCTGTTCGCTCTAGCGTCTCCGATTGCACCATAAGCTGACATTTGACCACTTCCTAACGCCTGGGACACCTGACTTTGGTCACGTCCTTGTTGCATCTGTAAGCCAGACAATTGATTAGTGGCACCGCTGCCAAGCTGTGCGATATTAGATAGAGTGTCCATATGCATGCCAAAGTAGTTTTGAGCATTTTTTTGCCCAAACTCTGTAAGTCCAATGAGCGTATTACCGCTTCCTAGCATGCCCCTAGCTGCCCCCTGTCTTTCAATAGCTTTAGTTCCTTGATCTACCACAAATCCATAGCCTGGAGTTGCTTCTAATTTAGCAGTGACTTCGGCTCCTGTATACCCTGCGTCTTTAGTGTCTGAATAGTTCTGTTCAAAATTACTTCCAAGTGCTGACATTTTATCACTGAGGGCGCCTCGAGCAGCGTCCGCCGCAGTTAGACGTTCAACCTCGGCAGCTTTTGCCGCCGTGGCTCCTGCAATTAATGAGTTACGTTCTTCTGCATATCTCTTATCAGCAGCTATGCTAATGGCTCCAAGGTTACTTCCACTTACCCCTCCTGGAGTTTCTCCAGCTAATGCGTTAAATATAGCATTATACCTAGCATTACCTCCCTGTCCATACCCTCCAGTTCTACCTTTCTCGGCTTCAAACCCATTTAAATTTAAACCCTTAGCATCCAATGCCTTCAAATCAGCGCCTAAAGTCGATGCTTTCTGTAAGTCCTGTATTGTACCCATCACTGCGGTTTTAGCAGCAGCTCTTTCTTGGGGGTCGGTTAGCTTTTCCGCAGCAGCTATTTGTTTAAGCTGTGAGGCGGAAGCTCCTGCCAACCTAGCATCGTCATAAAAGCCAGCAGAGGAAGAAAGAGGAGTTAGCCCCATGAAGCGCATCATTTCATTAGAAGCTTGTGTTGAGTTGTAAGACATGGGTTTTAACGTCTTAAATGCCTCATTATAGCCTGCGTCAATTTCTTTCTTTGCAGTTGCCATTGCCCCTTCATACTGCTTCAACCCCTGCCTATAGAAGTTTTCTTGCTCATTAGCAGCAGTTCTAAACCAATCTAAACTTTGCGTAATGTCCATCTGAGGAACATATGTATTTTTTGTGCTTTTTCCTTTCTTCTCACTAACTTTAGCAACTCCCACTCCTTGGGTGCCTGTAATCTTCATACCACTCTTATTTCCTCCCATAGAATTACTGAGAGCTTGCCCCGCCATTCCGCCAGCCATTGTACCTGCCGCTGCCACTGCTATTGCCATTATAATGTCCTTCCAAATATTAATAAGTCTACAATTTCCTGTCTCCACTCTATAGCTTCTTTCATTCTTCCTTCAAGCTCAAACCCAACCCCTAACATGGCAGTGTGGATATGAGGACACGTAGACGGAGAAAAAACTACGATTCGAGTTAGGGAAGGGGTCTCTTTAGCCCAGCTAATTAGAGAGGTATGAACGTCTTTGAATTTGCCAGTGCCGTGATGTTTACTATTGAGGTAGAGGTGCATGTTTATCACCATGTTCGTAAACAGGTTCCACATTAACACCCCAATAATCTCACCATCTTCGTACACCCCCTCTGCTTGACAACTTCCTTCCAGCTTGAATTTACGGTCTGTTCTAAGGATGTGAAGATCGACATCAGGCAACCCCAATAATGCTAATTTAGGGTCGAGTAGGAAGAAAGAAGCCACATCTTCTTCGCTCAAGGGAGAGAGGGTGTACATAGAAGCTCCTTAATATTTAATCATATAAATCATAACCATGGAAGGCTGCACGTTGTTATGCGCCCCTCCGCCTCCTGTACTACCTGTAGTGCCAGAGGTAACCCCTCTTTTATCAACGTTTGCATTAGGAGTGTCTATCTCGACATTTTGAACAACTGAATTAAAAGTGGAATATGAGTGAGTGTGGGCAGGCGTTTCAGCAGTGGTTAAGGTGTGAGTTTCAGCACCTCCAGTACTTCCTAAGAGGTTGTCTATAGTGGCAGTGCTACTACCTCCCCTTCCCATTATAACACGTCTTGACATGTTAGGCAAGTTAAATGTCGTACTTCCGTCACCCACTCCGTACCCAGTGCCTAGCACATTAAATAGAGTGACATACGTAGTTCTGCTAACCGCATCCCCATTACATTCAAGCCAGCCCGTAGCTAAAGCTCCAGCAGATGCCATTACTACCCCCGCAGGCAGTACGTCAATGGCGGCGTTCACTAAAGTTACAGTTCCAGCGCAAGTGAGGGAAGCAGGAGAAGCAAGTCCTGTGGAAGACACTGTACCGGTGATGACAGTGTTCCGTTTGAGGTCGATGTTTCCTGTAGAGGCAGCTCCAATTACAACCTTCCCTGTAGCTCCTGCGTCAAGGTTAAGCTGACCGCTTCCTTTTGATGAGATATTTCCCGGGACATTAGTGTCCGTTCCAGAGGCCGCTAATATAGGACCGCTTCCTGAGGCTGCGTTACTAATATTCCACAGATTTACCGAACTTCCTACGTCAGTTAGTGTGATAACAGTTGCCCCGTCCACATCTACCTCTCCAGAGTCCGCAGTTGAAACATTATCTTCTGTAAATATGGTGTTTCCGTCACTGTCCTTCAATATAAGCTTGGTTGCTCCTTGTATCACTATCATAGCGCTACCTGAACTATCCAACACCGTAGGATTGGCGTTAGCGTTAGTGCCAGTGCCTGCATCTGCTAAAGTGGGATAGGTGGGAGCTTCTGTTAAAGTTCCTGCCGTGTATGAATAGAGAAGTCCTCCAGACAACGGGTTGGAGGTTCCAGGATAAAAGTATTGAACTCTCGGACTACCTAAAATAATTGCCATGTTATCTATCTTCCTCAAAATCCACTGATGCTGAAATTATAGAAAAGGGCACTTGAGCAGTGACGAGAAATTCAAACGCCCACTCTCTTGCACTTCCTAGCCTGTTCCACCTAATACTCTTTGCATAGTTACCACTGGCACCCATGTCTCTAATAAGCTCATCGCTCCAAGAATGTCCTCCATCATTGCTATATCTCAATGATATTAAAGGGGTATCAGCTCCAACAGGAACGTTGCCTGTTTCCATTCTAAGCTCTAAACAATCAATCCCCATCAGAGCGGTTTCTTTATTTTGCGGAGCAGTGGTTCTAATCCTCCGGATTGTGTTACCTGCATCGTCATAATATAGGTTGCTTGAGAGATAGATTTTACCGTTTCGTTGACCTGACATTAAATGTAATGTACCGCTTTGTGCATAATATTGACCGAAATGCTCTTGAGAGGTGGTACCACTAAAATACGCGCGCTCATGCCACAGTTTCGTGGTGTAGTTATACACCCACGTTTTACGTACAGTGGGGAACGTAATCTGATACATCAAATACCCACGATCATTGTATGCCATGCCAATAGCATCACTAGTGGTGGAGTAGCTCAGAATCTGGCTGGTGATGGCTTCAGTGGAAATGATTTTAAGCTCATACCCGGAGTTGTTATTACGTACAAAGGGTGCAACATCACTCTGAACTATGAAGCCCCTATTATCTAGCCAAACGAGCAAGTCATCAAGCTGCGTGATTGAAGCAGAAGCCCCACATCCAATTTGCAGCTCCAATCCTGTACGAGGAGAGAGTGGCATCCCTGAAGCGTTCGCTGCGTCATACCAAATCTCTGTACTTGCACTTCCAAAAATCCAAAGCTCTCCCTTAGCCACCCCAAAGCCCACTATATTGTCCGTACTACTCTCGGCAGTGGCAATATCTGTAGCATCCCATGTCCTACTGTCATTCAAGCTACTAACTTGAAACTTACCTGTGCCTGCCACATTAACCACTGTATATCCGTTTAAGAACGTTACATAATTGGCGATGGGGAAATCTGCGTCATTCATAACTGCAAATGTAGTGCTAGCTAGTGTGTATGTGTACGCTGATGCAGTGCCGTCAACAAATATAACCTGCGTGGGGTTTGCTGAGATGTTCACTTCCCCGGCAGAAGTGGTTAAAGTGCCTAACGTCACAGAGGTGACAACAAGAGTGGCAGCATTTATAGAAAGCCTAAAAACTGTATTTCCCATCACTGCGTAAGTGTATGCCCCTACAGTTTTCATTCCCCGACATTTGCCCAATCCCTTGTCTGTCAATAATTTGAGTCCGGCAGTCGGAAGCAACACTTGACCTTGCTTACCGTCAGTGCCTCCCCTGCCTCCTTCCCCAGACCCCACTGTGAACATATTTACACAACGCTGAAAGTTAGCATCTTGGGAAATGTGAAGGTAGGAACCCCCTGCTACGTTTAAATCCATAATGTCAATACCCCTCTATGTCCGGACTCATTTCCAAATCGCTGATGTCTCTATCCCAATCCTGTAAATCTGCTAACATAGAGGATGCGATAGGAAGCAACGAAGCGCCTTTAGATCCTTTCCCGAAGGCAGGGGCTAGTCTAACAGCCAGTTGCCATGTTAAGGCCTCTAGCCACTCCGCAGGGAAGTCAAAATCAGCGTTTGCTGTCGAGATGTCGTTGTTAATGCGCTCATATGTAAACATCACTCTGTCCGTTCCTAAAGAGGGAGACGGCCAAATAGACATAGTGCCCGTCACTGTCTTAGGGATGTAATGCCATTGGTTTGGTAGCCCAGTGTTTGTTTTACGTCCAATTTCGTAATAATCTTGATAGTCAATCTGCCCCATAGGGATGTCTAGGCCGCTAGCATTGCGTAAACGGCATTGTAAGACGTTCAGGGGCTTGCTAACGCCTGAGGTGTACGTATACACCACATTTGCAGAAGATGCAGCAGAAGGCAGCGCACTCACGATTACGAAGGGGGAGAGAGTTGAGATTGTAGACCAATGTATTGTGTCATCGTCCAGCACAATCCCTACATTATCCCCAATTGTCATCCCAGTGGTGGAAGTGATGGAGAGTGTTGTTTCAGCAGCAGCTTCGGCAGCGGACAATGTGGTAGAGACGAGAGAGTCTAAGTCCACAGCCTTGCTTGTTGTCAAACTATATTGTGATGTCCCTTTCGTGAGAAACAGCACAGCTTCTTGCTTAGCCCACAAATGAAGCCCTTTTGCTCCCCATGCCTTCACCATCTTACTCAACATGCTAACGCCGATGGACATGTCCTCACTACTAACTGTACGCCCAACCCCATAAACCCCCAGTAGCTGCAAGGAGTCGGTGATTAGGGAATTGCGTGTTTGTGTAAATGTAGTTGTCATTAAGCCACCTCTAGCTGTCTAGGAAAGTCTAGCTTTACCTCATCCCGTACCAATTCGAGGGCTAGAAACTCCGAAGAGTCTCCTCCTTCTTTTTTCCATAATGCTAATATTAAGGAGTCTATAGTTGCCCCTCTCGTATTGTATGCATCAATTCGCTCTTTAGTGATACGGTCGTTTTCTAAAGAAGCCTTAAATTCCACTTCCCATGCGTCAATGTCTTCACTTGTTGGCTTAGGTATAGTTGGGTGTTCCCACACCAACCCTTCGTAAGTGTCTCCAAATAGGGTAATATGTTGTATTCCCGGGTATTTTTTTAAAATAACATCAATAATAGTCACACCTTATACTCCGTAATAATAATACTTGAGGATAGTACACCTCCCAACAATCTAGCACTAATTTGTCCATTAAACGTCGTAGTTCCTGCTGCGTTATTCCCAGCCCTCACTTTAAACGTAGTGGCAGAAGTAGTTCCAGCCACCATAACGTGAGAGAAAACATAAGGCAGTGTGAAGTATTGACCTGTGAGCGTTCCACACATAGAGGCTAATGCGTTTGCGGTGGAGTCTTGAAACAAGGCTGCCCCGGCAGCAGTTGCCCCTGACGCACTGCTTGACATTAGGAGCACGACATCGATAACTAAAATGTTAGCAGCGTCAGTGGGGGTTATAGCTAAGGACATATATTGGTTTCCCTCACCACTTTGAGGAACAGTGTCATCTATAGGAAGGATGGTGGTACCTGTAGCAACTGCACCTGTAACGGAGTACACTCTCTGTATTGCAGGCTTCATGCCTGTAACCCCAGCAGGAGGTAATCCTGTGGCATTAGTGAGCACTAAGGCGGTAGGGGTGCCCAATGCTGGAGTCACTAGAGTGGGAGAGGTTCCAAATACAGCGGCTCCCGAGCCTGTCTCATCTGTCAAAGATGTAGCAAGCTGTGCGCTTGTTAGAGTGGCAGACCCTGGAACTAAGTCTCTGATTGATTGAGCAGTTACGTGAGCCATCCCATCAGATGCAGAAATGTCTTTAATTAAAACCTTATCTCCTGTAGCCACTGTAGCCACAGGGGCATCAATTGTCCATGTAGCTCCTGATGCGGTTACGGTGATGTCACCCTTGTCTCCATCTGAAACCCCAGCGGCAGCAATAGCATCAATCTGTGTCTGAATAGCAGACGTCACTCCATTAACGTACCCAATCTCTGTAGCCGTAGTAGTGGCCGCTGAGACAAACCCACTCGCATCACTAACCACTGCTCTACTAGCTGTCAATGCAGCAAGCTTGTTAACAGCAATCGCAGCAGCAGCTTTAATATCAGCGTTTTCTATGTTTGTTATAGTGTTCGTGTCCGCATCTATACTCTTATTCGTCAGAACATCAGTGGATGAGATGGTTATTTTAGTGTTGAGTTGTGTCTGAATAGCAGACGTTACGCCATTAACATACCCAATCTCTGTGGAGGTAGTTGTGGCTGCCGAGACAAATCCACTTACATCACTAACCAATGCCCTAGATGCTGTTGTTGCAGCAAGCTTGTTAACAGCAATCGCAGCAGCTGCCTTTATGTCTGCATCCACAATGTTTGTTATCACGTTCGTATCAGAATCTATACTCTTATTCGTCAGAACATCAGCGGACGATGTGGTTATTCTAGCATTAATCTGTGTCTGTATCGCAGATGTCACTCCATTAACATACCCAAGCTCTGTAGCAGTGGTGACAGCAGAGGCTAAAAACCCACTCGCATCACTAACCACCGCCCTACTAACTGTAAGAGCTGTAATTTTGTTTAGTGCTATGGCGTCAGCACTCCACGTTCCCACTGTCACAGTACCGAGAGACGCTATTGAAGTGCCTCCTGCGTAAGTAGCCGATATAGTGAATGTTGGGTTGCCTGAAACACCGTCTCCATCAGCCACGTCTATAGTGTTGCTGGTGCCTGTCATAACACGTGTGTTATATACGTTTGCAGCAGTACGGCACATCATACCGTCCACTGTAAAATCTGCATCCCTTACAATACCGTTGAATATGAAGGTCGAAGTGACATTCTCTACACGTTCCCCTAATATAACATCCCCGTCTGCCAGGCTTCCTAAGCTTGTTATCTCACTAATCTTTTTTGTTGACATATAAAGGTTCCTTAAGTTTATAGGTTTGACACTAGAAGGTAATCACCGTCTCCAGTGAGAATGACGGTGTCTTCTTGACCCATGATGAGATAGGGGAGTTCAGGAGCAGAGGGAGACGGAGGAAACAACCATTCTTCAGAATAGGCTCCCACTCCAAAGCTATTTATAGCTGCCACCTTGTACGAATAGTCTCCAGACAAGCTTCCTGAGGTGTCTAAATAGAACCCACTACCATAGCCTGTGTTGCTCTCTAATGTGGTGTAGATGCTCCCTCTGGGAGCTGCCCTCTGCACTCTATACCCTAGAATACCACTGCTTCCTGTGTCCGATGGACCATCCCACCGGCTTATTATGTTTCCTGTCAAACTGTCTCGCTGTGCCATACCGTTCTTTGGCTTTCCAGGCACCCTATCATCAAGGGCATTTACGTCAAACAATATAGGAGGTCTGTCTCTCACCATCTTCGGCGATGATAATATGACGTCTTTCACTGTAAAAGGAACATCGTGAGGGTTGGTGACATCCCTATCGAAAGGACAAACCATCATCCCGAAGTGTCTGTTATACTTATCTGTTATTTTAGTCATTTCAGACAGGCGATAGGCTTGACCGCATATGTCACAAATCACACGTCTATCACTTCTACTCTTGCGCGTCAAGCTAACCATTTACATCTCCTCAGTAGGGCATCAGTTCTATAATCAGGCTCACTACATCCCCAGCCACCAGTCCAGTGGTTGTGAGAAGAACATCGCCTGTAATACCTGCACCTGCTGTGTTCTTTAGTCCGCCAAATTTAGTGAAATCAAATATCCCCGTGCCCGCAGCTAAGGGAAGACCCCACGCTAATACGTCTGTTGTACCGTCCCACTCAAGTTTATTAATTCCCAACACTGAAGAGGTAGAATACGTTATAGACAAGATGGTGCACATTAAACTATCCACTTTCCCAATCGCTGAAGCCACTGAACTACTATCATAAACAACTAAATCTGTTTCTTCTGTACCATCGCTAGCTATAGAAATGTATTGTATCACACGCTTTGTTCCTGCAATAATTCTTGTGTTCGTTATGGTGTTGGCCACTATATTCTCCATTAGGTTATTGTAATGCACTCTCTCGGAGAACACATTAGAATAACTCGAGGGAATTCCTTCCCTCTCGTTATGTAGGATGTTACGCGTCTGTAGAAGCGGTTATGTTAGTGAACATTGAGCTCTCGCCTGCTAAGTTGACGATATTGATGGGCTGCATGTAAACAAACGTGGCACCAGTAAAGGCTTCTGTTATGTTTGCAGCATGGTCTTTCAATTGAGCACTGATGTTAGGTCCAATCTGACCTGTAGAAGACGTGATAGTGTCTACAACAATGACGTCAGCAGCGTTAAGGGTGATGGCACGCTTAATATCATGTACATGCAAATTGGTGGTTAATGTAGTGCGGATGTCAATTGCCCCCACGCTAAAGTTACCACTAATTAGCTCAGCAGTGATTTCAATACCATCTCCGCCTACGATTGCTATCGCAGCAGTAGAGCCCGCAGCGTCAGCTCCTCGGTGAACGTGATTCAACACTTTCAAGCGAGCAGCACCGGCTGTAGTTAGGATTCCAACAACCATTTCACCAGTTACGTCTCTAACTTCCACTCTATCGAATGTTACATCGGCAGCACTAACTACAACACAGCTCACTATAACATCGACTCCACCAGTGATTAGGCAGTTAATCATGGAGCAGTTTGCAGCAGAGAAAGTTATCGTTGATGTAGTGGCAGTGAGGTTGATGGTGGGGCGCAATGAACCTGAACCCAATCCTACAACGGCTACACCAGCCACGTCTACAGCCAAACCAGCAGCAGCTGCAACAGTTTCAATATGACCAGGCTTAACCATGATTATATCACCACGACCTGCTTTACATTTACCTACAGCGTAGTCTATAGAAGCGAATGGTCGTAAGAAACTACCATCATTACCATTACTACCGCTAATGCCCTTATCTGGCAGTACAGAGCTGTTTCCCACCCAATATACGTTACCAGGATGTGCCATAGTGAGGGGAATCCCTCTAACCATAATACCATTTGAAAAACCATTTGGAAAATTTGACATTCCCATATTTATTCCTTAAAAAGAGTTAACCCTTGCTTAAGACAAGGAAGAGAAGAAGGCAGATGCCCTCCTCTCTAAAATGTAACTATGCTCCAGCAGAGCCGTAAATACCGCGTTTGTCTGTGCAACCAAAGCTGTAACGTTCGTAGAATTTAACCAACAGGTTGTCAGTGTTAAATTCAGTGTCCATGTCGATTTTGACAGGTTCACGTACAAAATGTTGCAAGCCTTGTGGTTTGTCAGTTTTGATAAACCAAGCATCAGCATCCGTCAAGTAGTGGTTGACAGTGGCGCCTTCAGGGATGTACATGCCATCCTTGATTGCGTTGATGTCATTCTCTGCAGAAGATACGCGCAAGTTAGATTTCAATATACGAGCACATTCAAATTGCAACTGAATTGGTATGATTAGTTTGCGAGCCATAACTTTAGATTTCAGGTTACGGTCAGAGACGAAGTTACCAATGTCAATTATAGCTTGCTCAAGAGACGCTTCAGACAAGTCAGCATCTACAGCCAGCTTGTTAGAGAACGTGCCACCACCGCCCAGCAGGGAGGCTGTAGAGCAAAGCTCAAGGCCATCGGCGTAGGTTACAGTGTTAGAGAAAGCCAAGTTGAGGAGGTTAGCTGCGATGGTTTCTTTGGTTTCACGCATTGAAATACCCATTTCACGACTACCAACTTCAGCATGTTTCATATACTGACCATCCATCATAGCTTCATGCGTAATGGAGAATGCACGAGCGTAAGGAATGTGTACGTAGTTGTATGCGAAGCTTTCACCCATTGTATCATATTCAACAGAAGTGCCTTCGTTCTTAACACCGGCCATGGCGAAACCATACATGTTTACGTCACGTTCGTAGTTAAGAGAGCTTTGCATTACATCAAATATTTGTTTGTATTCGTCTTCGTAGCGGTTGTAGCCCAAGCCGTAAAACTTGTGAACACCGGGGCGCAACGCTTCAAGAATACTACCTCTTGTTATTACAGACATTATTTATATTCCTTGTTATTAGATGTTGGTGATGTTAGTGGCTGAGTCGTTTACTTCTGTATGCAAGTTAGGTTTAACAATCCAGATACAGTTAGCACCTACAATGTTTCCAGGACGGTTGTCTTTGCTCACCAAACTCCATGTATTACCAGCAGCGACTGCTTGAGTGTCTAGTTCGTAGTTAGAAACACCAGTGGTAGTGTTAGCATCAATAGCAGCAACACTGTCTAGGCTCTCTCCAATTTGTGTAACGATGAGGCCAGAAGCTCCGCCGTTATCTTGAACTTTAAACAGTTGGTTAGGGGAGTCAGCAACCAATACATAACCAGTGTCACCAGAAGCCAAATGTTTAGTGGAGCGCTGAGAGGTTGCAGAGACGCTAGGTAGTATTGCTACAACGACACCAGTGATTGCAGCGCCAGTGGTAGCTCGTGTCACCATAGGGTAGCCGAGGGGGTCAGTTGAGTTGGCAGCACGTACTACAGGGTCACCAACACCTAGAATTACGGCAGCGGCTTTGTAATACATGTGGACATCACAATCGTTAAGAACTACGGGGGTAAAGCCCCGTGGAGCATCAATATTTGACATTTGTTAATTTTCCTTTGATATAATTAATGTTTACTTCCGGCAGACCCAAACCTACGTGCTGATTTTAATTTTCCATCAGGGTCTAGTCGAGCCTCATTTGCTGCCACTTGGCTAACCTTCGCTGTTTGATCTTCTTCATACAACTCGGTTGGTATTTTCATCAAAACGGCATCTCTAGTCGAAGCATCTGTGCCCCTATTAACTGTTCGCCACACTTGACTACTCTTCTGTGTTTCTACTTCTCGTCCTTTGCCAGAGAATGTGCTCGAGGAGTCTCCTTCCACGATTTCCCACCCGGCTTTAAGGAAATTACTAATGCGCCCATGATTATCGTTAACAAACCGATATGTAAATCCTGGCTCCCTATCAAAATACGATAGAGTTTGTTGTAAATGCAAGGGTACTCTTGCCTTTCTGTCTGCTT